TACATTGTTAGGAACATTGTTTAAAGAAGTTCTTAATAACGCCTCTTTTGTTGTATTAACTAGATCGTTAAGTACAACTTGTTTGATATCCGTATTACTCATTATCCTATGTTACCCCCAGTTATATTGGAAGCAAGTTTAACTAAATCCGCTTCTTCATTCTTATATCTATTTTGTACTGATGCAACTAAACCAGCACTAGCAAACCCTCTATAATTAGGAGCTTGTGATATCTTATACTGTGATACTAATCTTACAATAGCTTCATCATTCTTTTCTTTTTTACCCTGAAGAGGAATCTCAAACAAAGAAGTTTCACCAGGGCCAAACTGCACTGCTGTACTCCAAATTAGATCCTTAACAGCTGGTCCGTGATTGTTAGCATCCAATATACCCTTTGATTTTAACTTACTAACCATTGGTTCATAGTATACTCTTTGAATATAATCGTGTTGACTCTTTTTAAAGTTAGCAGGATCTTTTGCAGCAATTTCTTTCCATTTAGCATCAAAAGCATCGGTTCCAGGAGTTAGACCAGAAAACTGTGAACCATATCCAGATGTTGCTAAGTATTTTAATACAGGAGAATCCTTTGCATAAGTTGCTGATCTAGATTTTCCATCTGGTCTAGTTGCTGGTAAGAATGATGCCAATTGATAGGTTCCATAAGAAGCGCCTCCAGCATCATTGGAAGCTTTATAGTTATTAATCGTTCCTGGTCCTCTGCCACCACTCTCATACTTTTCAGACGTCTGTCCTAATTCCCAACCTGGTGTAGGAGGAATAGCAGTTAGTTGAGGGTTGCCATCGGCATCTAAGATAGGTTCATTTGTTTTAGGATCTCTCAATATTCCATCATTCATATTAACTGATGGTTTTGGTGATTCGTCAGTCTTAAAAAAGAATCCTGTAAACTTACTAGCAAACGTTCCAAAGAACGCCGGCTGTTGCATATCTTCACCGTCAAGGAAAAATCCTATAACCCATGTTCCAGGTAATGGACCTAGTGGCGAAGAACCTATTCCAGATATTGCACCAGATGTAATAGGTTGGATTGGAAATGCCCAAGGTAGATCTTTTGTTGGAAGAACAGATTTATCTGGAGTATGATATCCGTAGATACGAACTCTCACACGACCCATCTTTTCAGGATCCATTCTATCTTCTACAACACCAATCCACCAATCAAACTTAGGATATATTTGCTTACTCATCTTATGCAACCACCATGGTAGTTAATAACGAATCAGTTACAATCTCACAAACCATTGAATGTTCACCTGCAATAATTTTATGTCTAATAGATGTCACCAAATAATTTCCTGTATAAAGAGTATCAAACATATCTTTGGAAGTATCTGCCTCTTCTCTTGGTCCAAGATTTGGAATTCTTAATTTAATAAGTTTTCCAACTTCTAAGTCTGTTCTTCCTGGAATCACTATTCTTAATTTTAAATTAGATAAGTCTTGTAAAGAAGAATGTCTGTTACCAAATATACTAGCCATATTTTGATTAATGTTTTGACCAGCTTTTGGTTCTTTCTTTTGAAATAGCTTAGAATTCACTGGATATACTTTAGTATAAACTTCAGCAGACCTTTTCACATTACTTCCAAACGTTGGTAATCGACTTTCATTACCATTTGTATGAGTATACTTTGGAAAACTTTCTACATGATCATATTTTTGATATTCAACTTTCTTTTTAAAAAGATCTATAGTAATTAGTTGATTGGCATAGTAACCAGAGTGAGTGTTAAATAGTGAGTCATTAGATATCTCAAATTCTAGCCCTTGCACTCTTAACATTAGGTCGCTAACTGTTTTATCTGGAATTCCTGTACCGTAATACGTGTAAGGTCCAAATGGTTTTGCAAGTTGACTTTGAATTAATTTTTCAACTTGAAAGAAATTATAACCTCTGCTTGTTTCATAAAATAAGAAATTACATGCAGGTAGTTCAGATGGAAGAGACTTAGAGGCTACCCAATTAATTAAATTAAACGGTGACCAACCAGGTGTTATAACTTTAGCACCATTTGCTGTAGGTAATGTATTATATTTTATCTCACTCTTACTGCCCCAACTCCATGTTAACGCTTTCTGATCAACCACAGCAACTCGAGGCTCAGCAAGATATTTGTTAAATACTTTATCAGGAATATCTGGAGCTACTCTTTCAACATCAAATAAGTCATAAACGAGAGTTGAGCTATCTCTTTCTAATTCTGGAGCACAAAGTTCTAATGTGTATAAGGTAGTATTCGTATCTCTTACTACTTTTCTATTAGTGATTGAAAATATCTTAAGCGCTCTGTTAATTCTAGCTGATTCTGGAAAGTCTGGAGTCTTATAGCTAAAATAAACATACTCATCACCAATAATAGGTAATGTTGCTACTAAGTTTCTACTATCAGAAATAACAACATATCCAGTTAAACAATTATTAAACATATCCTCATAGAGACCAAACTCAACCATATAATCAATTAAGTCTAATGCTCTCCCATTAGGTAATAGGATATAAAGTTCAGATAACTCTACTGAACCTGGCTTTTGTAGGAAAGGCTTTATTCCAGCATCACTCATAGTGTAATTTTCTTGTCAAATTCAGTAACAATAAGAGCTGCATACTCTGGTTTTAATATTCTTAACCTTCTTTTATTTTCTTGATTGGTCACTTCATAATCATAATTAGTTACTTCTTTTTTACCAGAATCAGAAGACGCATTATAAACAGTCTGAGTAACAGTGATATTATTACTTAGTTCATAGTGATGAGTATTAAATCTTGTATCTACAACATGAGGATTACTAGAGACGATATTTGCATGTGTTCCAGATAAGTATCCAATTATTTCTTCACCTGCCTCAAATGCACCAGATAATTTAATATACTGAAGGTTAGAAGATAGAAGTACATTGGAATAAACTTTAGCTGTAGCACCTGAAGAAGATCCAGTGATTACTTCATTAATAATAAAACTATTTGATACATTCGCTGTTAAGTAAATGTTTGAAGGATACTTTCCTCTAATATACTTTTCAAATGCGTTATAATCTAATACCGAATCGAATCTTGGATCAAATATATCATTACATAAAGCAATTACCCAATACATGTTTGGATCTTTATAGAAACGATCAGAAACTGCCTCCAACGTTTCGCCTTCTTTAATATCATACTCATCAAACAATGAAGCATTGTCTATAACAGCAATATCAACCTTAATTCTTCTTAAAATATCCTGAATAAGGTTTACAGTTTTTCTATCATCTAAAGTATAATAGACGATTGGAAAGTTTTTAAAATAACTCATGATTAGTATCCAGCTAAGATGCGTTCTTTGGTTAGCATTTCTGTTTCTTGGAACGATAGAGTCATATTAATTTCTGTAGGTTCACCATTAGTAAACGAAGTATAATCACCGCTTCCATACTCTATACCCATATCTGTGAGAACACATCTTCCTATCTTATGAACAAAATTATTTGTTCCGCCTCTAAAGTAATAAACAATATTAAAGTCAGCTGGATAAATTAAAAAGAACTTATTGTTAGAAAGTTCTGGATGCATATGAAACTTAAATTCGTTAATAATACTTTTCACACTATTAAGTTCTGCAACATTTCTTGGCATAAACTTATACTTAAACTTAAATGATCTAAAATCCATCATTTCAAACAATACTTCTCTAAATGGATTGGTTGTTGCCTTTGCTGATGCAGAAGCAAGAGCTTTAACATCAGTTCCACCAAATAAACTAGGAAGTTTAGCTAATTGTAATAATAAGGCTCCTGAACCTTCAGCTCCTATTCCTCCAACCTTACCTAAGTTAGATAAAAAGTTTGCATCAAATCCACTCTGACCAAATCCTCTTAGTAAATCACCTATTGCTGCACCTCCCTGACCAAGTAATCCAGCCAATGTGCCAAGATCTGAATTTGCATATTTTGCTGAATAAGATACTGAAGGAGGACCATCAACATAAAGAGTAATTACTGAATTAATTCGTTGTGATTGATCAGGTTTAAAAACATCGGTGTTTTGTAATGCAGCTGTTAGTGTGCCACCAGATACTGCACCTACTGCTCCTGCAACAGTTTTTCCTGCTGTGGATTCAACTCCTAACTTATTACCTGCAGCAACCCCAGCAACACCTCCAGCAACAGCACCAGTTGCTGTTAGTCCTGACGCCAATTGGTCACTACTAAGGCCAGAAGTCCCTTCAGATGATACTGTTCCAATTCTATCAACCTGATTATACTTTGATTTTCCTCTAATATTGATGTAAAATGCAATGTATTGTAGGTTTTCTTGAGTTCCTAGGTCACCAGGATACCTATGCATCCCAATATTATAGCGACCATTATTGAACGATGGATCGAGATTTGGATCAGAAAGATTTCTCGATCTATCCTCCTGCTCTGCCAGCGATCTATAGTCGGCATTTGAAATTGGGCCGTAATAATCCATATATTGGGTGCCTATTTATAAATAGTAAGTATTAGAGATGAGAATATTTATACCCATGGCTAAACAGTTCTACAAAGGTAAATTCAGACCAACTAATATTTCGAAGTATGTAGGTGATAGTAATGACATCATCTTTAGAAGTTCTTGGGAATTGAGGTTTATGAAATGGTGCGATTCTAATCCTTCTATCATTGAATGGGGATCGGAGATCGCAGTAATTCCCTACGTCTCACCAGTTGATAAGAGAATACATAGGTACTTTGTAGACTTTTACATCAAAGTAAAGAATACAGCTGGCCAAGTTCAAAAATACTTAATAGAAATCAAACCAGAAAGCCAAACTAAGCCTCCTCCTATTCCTCAAAAGAAAACAAAAAGATTTATTGATGAAGTGTTTACATATGGAGTTAATACAGCAAAATGGAAGTCAGCAAATGAATTTTGTGAGGATAGAGGATGGAAATTCCTTGTTTTAACTGAAAAAGAGCTTGGTATAAAGTGAGATAAATATTAAGATGGCTACAGCAAATCCATTTAAAAAACTAGATAAAATCAGGGTATCTGCATTAGATCAGAAAAGATCTGCACAGTGGTATCAAGATCAGATTAGAAAACTTGGTACACAAAGACCTGAAACTTATCTAAGAGCAACAAACCAACTAGAAAATAGAGTTCTTGTTGGATCAATGTACTTGTTTATGTATGATCCAAAGACAAAAGAAACTCTTCCATACTATGATACATTTCCACTAATATTTCCATTCAAAAGAGTTAAGGGTGGATTTTATGGAATTAACTTGCATTATCTTAACTATGGTTTAAGATTAAGGTTGATGGGTGCACTGACAGAATACTCTGTTGGACAGAACGAGGATAGAAGACTTGCATTATCGTGGAAACTACTTACATCAGCAGCAAAACTTAAACCAGTAATGCCATGTGTAAAGCACTACTTAAATGATCATGTACAATCAAGATTTTTAAAAGTTGATCCAAACGATTGGATCATTATGTCTATGTTACCAATCGAAAGATTTGAATCTGCAAATAAGAATCAAGTCTGGAGAGACTCAGCTAGGATGGTTTAATGTTATTCAGCGTAGAAAACTTTAAACAGAATGTACTTAAGAAGGGATTGGCTAGAAACAATAACTTCGAAGTGTTGATTACGCCTCCAGCTAGTTTATCTGGTGGATGGAATACCAAAGAAGACATATCACTAATGTGTGAGGCTACTACTTTACCTCAATTAAGTATTACTGTTAGACCATTGAAGATCTTTGGACCAGCCCATCAAAGACCACATGCTATTGAATTTGGTGGTGAAGGACTACCATTTACATTTTTAGTTGATCAAGACATGACACAAAAAAAGTTCTTTGATCAATGGATGGCTTCTATTGTTGATATAGATTTATTT